CCGGACGCCGGCTAAGCGTGAGGGGCACGACACTACCACGGTGAGACCTGACGTGGTACACCCGAGATGGAGCGCAGGCCTACGTTATCCGAGTAACGTAGGTGCGACAGAGCGGACAGCCATTTTCCTTGCCCCCAGCCAGGCCGGGGGATACTCTGCCCTGCACTCCTAGGTATCCATCTCTGCGGCCAGCGAGACGGCCGCTCCTGCCTAAACCACTCGTCAATAGCGACCGAAGGGGCGCTAGCCACGCCGTCGGTGAAGACGGCCGCGGCCTTCCGAATAAACGGAGTGACGAGGTCCAAAGGTGCCTCAGGCGGGGCGAGATTACTACCAGGGATCCTGGTCGACAACCACGTAAAGTAAGCAACATGGTAGTCAGCTGTCTCTTGATCAAACGGGGAAAAGTGGTCCAGGTACACACCACGCGAGAACTGCCCAGACAACGAGACGCGCGCCCTGTAAGGGACGAGCGCCAGTTGGAGGGCATCCTCTACCGGCCGCGCCGGTAGCCCCAACGGAAAACGGTAGGACAGGAACGGGAGGGAGGTACGAGTGTCCGTCGCAGAGAAGGACCCCTCATTAGCCGACCCAGGCTTGGCCACAAACCCCCACCGGGAGAACGCGAGGCCAACAAAGGCACCACGCTCAAAGGGGTCAGAAGAGTAGCCCTGCACAAAGTCGTCACCATACACAGCTCGCCGGTTGCGGTTAGGGGCCCCAGGGCCCCCCATGCAGACCTCCAGGTCTACAAGTACCATCCAATTCACCAGAGAGTCGACAAGCGACGTAAACGGCGAACCAGACGGTACCCCCTTCGCCAGCGTGTACAGCCACCCTCCCGGAGTGACGACCCTCTTTACGAGGAAGTGCGATATGAACCGTAGAAACACGTTATCAAGCTCGGAGTCGTTCCCGTAGAAACAAGCCCGCATGATACCGAACGCGGCAACGATCATATCCTCGCGCACTCGCGAGTCGAAGCCCGACCAGTCATACGCCTTGCAATGACTGAATCCAGAGAAACGATCAAGCAAGCGCATGTAGCCCTGAGACGAGAACTTCGACCCGATCATCACGTCACCGCCTACCTTAGAGAACATATCCGTGAGAGGCTGAGAGAAGGCCGACTCAACGAGGGTGGAGGGGGTTTCGGGCATGAGTACCAGCCGGGACTTCAGAGGAGTCCCGGGAACAGCACCCATACTGTACTTCCCCCGACCACCACACGACCACAGCGAGACGTCGGGTACAAAAGACCCACACGCCTCCGCATAGGAGTCGGCAGCGACCTCAGCACAGGCAGCGAATACTTCCTTCCGGTTGCGACCGACACGGGAAGAGACAACGCCAGGAAAAGCCTGTGGATTCACCTTAACCTGCCTCACAGCAGCGACAGAGGGCTGAGGAATGCGCGAGAGTTTCAGAGACTTCCACCCGACGCCAATGGCGCGACGCAAGTCGCCCGCGGAACCCGAACCTGCATTCGGAGCAGCCGCCTGCTCAAACGCAGGGCGCGAGGTCTCCCAGGACGCACCCACGTTACAAGCAGACGGCCCGACATGCCTAAGTAGCTCAGGTTGGCACTCCCTGATATACTCTAGGGCCGGTCCGCGGGGAAGAACAAAACGCTGCGGCCGCACGCCCGACGGGAGCTCCAGACGCCCGTCAAGGCGGCAGGAGACCGTAGGACGCACAGGCGCATCCTCGGCCAACGCGCGTAGCACGTCCGCAGGAGTCCTCGCGGACTCCCACAACACGGACTCAGGACGCGTTGACACCACTCTCGCCGGGTTAGGCACCCCACCAACCCATGACACCTCTTGTACATCCGTCTCGGGTGGATATACCTTGCGATCCTTAAGCACTTGGGCAAGTGCCAGGATACGCATCCTGGAGAGTGTCATTGGGAAGGTCGCAAGAGCCGCGAGTAGCGCAGCCGCCTGGCGCGAAGCCAGGGTAGGCACCGCCACCTCGGAGGCCTCACGAGCCTTACGCCGACGATGGTTAAGGTATTTCAGGGCTAGCTCCCGTATGGTCGATTCCGGGTAGCTAGTCACCTCCGAGTAGGTACTGGCATTCCTTGCGCAGGCGCGAACCCTCGCCGACCAGAATGTGTGGGCTTGACCCCCCACATGGGCGTGTACCGAGTCAGACGGTACACGATCCAGTACTGACGCGCGTACTCGCTTCCACTTCCGGGCTATGCGCGACACCGTAGCCAGAAGGGTTTGCCTATCCATGAGACGCGCCCCGGCAAACGGTGGAAGCGCGCCCCGACGGGGCAGGGGTAGGCTAAAAGGGAGCCTTCCCGTCTCGGGCCGAAGCGACCCACACCCTACGAGCTGCTAGCAGCTCGTCCTTGATACACTGAGCCCGTGTATCGGGGTCCGCCTTGGACTCAATACGGATCTGAGCAGCCAAGGGGAGCTGCTCATACCCGCCCTCGAGGGCGAGGGCCATGGGGGTAGCTGCGCGATCAAGCGCAGCGGAGGCGTCGGCGTTAATACGACGGATAGCCGCGTCGTATTTCTCGGCCTCAACCGAGAGGGCTTGAGCCGCCTTGGCCCGGGCCTCCCTGCGGAGGCCCCGTGCAGATTGGGAGTCTGCCCACTCCGACGCCGTGAGCCCGGCGTCTTTCCAATCATCCGGGAGCCCACGCTCCCGGGCACGCTCTTCACGGTACTCGGAGTACCACCCCCGGACGTGTGGGGACCCCAGGAGTTTGGAAACCGCCTCTGGGGTGGCGGTGGTCTTAAAGTGAGAGTTAAACGCCACGACCAAGGCGTCCAACTCGGCTGTCTGCTCTGCAGTTTGACCCGGCATTGCAACGGGGAGGAC